TTCTAAATATAAATATCAAGAAAAAAACTCTAAAAACAAAAAAAAAAGAGGACCAAAATGGTCCTCCTTTCTATTATCTAAAAAGTATTGATTATACTTTGTCGATGTCAGATACAAAGATCTTTCCATAAAATTCTGGTCTGATCATTTTCTTAGCGTATCTCGTCATCAAACCTTTTCTCGGAGTAAATGACTCTGGGTCATATACAAGAGGAGTCATAATTAATGGAACATATGGGGCATATACTGCACCAGTCTCCAAGAATTGAGTACCTCTATAACCCATCAAGATAGTATTCTCGGTCATATAAGGGTTCTTATAAACTCTGAATCTGTTTGCCAAAGAACCTACTCTTTGAACACCCATTGCAAACTCCATTGAATCACCGTCTGTAGAAGCAGCATATCCAGGAATAGATTCCAAGACAGTTGCAACAGTTGGAGAAACAACTACAAAGTTAGCACCACCTCTTAAAGTCTTCTGGTGAATCTTGTTAGATACTTTTTGGATTTTAGTTCCAAGAGTTTGGAACCACTGTCCTTGAGTATTGAAGAATCCAGTTTGAGAAGTAGTAGTTGGAGTAGTCCAGGCAGAACCATTCCATACTTTGTTGTTAGAGGCAGACCATCTTTCAGTAGTTCTAGCACCTAAGATCAACATATCAAGTATTTCTAGGTCAATTTCCATTGAAATATACTCAGAAAGAAGTGAAGTCAATTCTGCTTCAGCATCAATTGAATGATAAGCATTCAAATCCTGAGCAAATTCTGGTGTCCATTGTGCCTTTAACTTTCTTGTCTTGGCAACAATTGCCTCAGAAGCAAGTTTAACATCAATTTCTGGAATACCTAATTGCTCTACAGCTCTTGAACCTTCAGCTTCAAAATCTCCACGATCGTTTTCAACTGGTTGTGCGTGATATAGTACTGAACCTGTAATATTACCTGCAGCATTAACAGCAGTTGAACCAGAAACTACAAAGGTAACTGTGTTACCAGAAACAGTAGTCAATTCCGGGTGGGTTGTAATATCTACAGATGCAGATGTTAATCTGAATGCACGAACACCTTCTTGGTCGAACCCAGTTCCTGAAAGATCAGCACCGAATATGAAGAATTCTGAAGGATTCAAACCGTCTTGGTATGCAATAGAGGCTGAATTAGCAGATCCAGTCTCGGCTTGTACAGCGGCAGAAGCAGAGTTGATAGAGTAACCGAACTGTCCGGCACCATATAAACCACCTGCTACTTCTTCGTCAACGGCCATTTTACTGTTAGCAGTAGAAACGTTACCGTACATGTTATCATCGTCTGTTCTAGGTCCTTTAGTGTCCCCATATTTAAAGTCTAGATAAAATACTAGACCAGAAGGCAAGTTCATTGGTTGTACAGAAACGAAGTCCTGAGCAACGATTTGAGAGAATACCTTTCTTACAAGAGGTAATGCTACTCCAGCCCATTGTTCGCCAGCACCTCCACCATGTGATGCTCCTCCAACGTTAGTTGAGTTAGCTTCGGCTACTACTTGCTTGGCTTGGTTTTCAAGGATAACAGCCATATTGCTTGCAATACGCTCATCCTTAATACCTTCTAACAAACCAGAAGTTTTCCACTTTCCGGCTAGTTTTTCAGCATCTGCTTGAACACTTTTATATGTGTTCGAGCTTTCTAATAAATTGTTAATTTCCATGATTAATTTCTAAGTTAATTTTATTTTATAATTCCAGCTAATTTTTGCATTCTTCTAACTGTATCAGACACTTCTGTGATAACTTCTGGTCTAGAAGCAGTAGTTCCGGTAGCTTTAGAAGCCATGCCTTTAATTTTTGATTCTGTTACGTTTTTAGATTTTACTCTTCCAACATTTTCAGAAACTGTTTCGAAAACTAATTTTGCTTCTTTTACGGTTTCGGCTTTATCAAATGCTGCGATAACGTTCACCTTCTGTGATTCGCTTAAATCATTTGATTTAAATACCTTATTAACATAAAGAAGTTTAGAGTTTAGAAGATTAACTTCTTGAAGATCTCTTTTCAAAGTTTTGATAGTTGATAAAGCCTCGTTTAGGTCTTTATCCATATCTGAAACATCTCTTCCCATTGACGAGGCACCTAGTTTTTCTAAACCTTGAGCTACTTTAGGATGTTTGTCCTTCAAGTAATCCATTAGTTTAGTAAGACCGACTGCACCGGCAGGTACAAGTAGAGAAGAAATTGCAGCAAGTATTGAAGGATCTAAATCCTCATTTACTACTTCTTCGTCCATGTTATGGTTTTTCTTCATTCCCTCGTTTTTTGGGGCTTTTACTATTCTACCATATCCGGCATAATCTTCAACTGACAATAGGTGTCCGTCTCCTAAATCATAGATATCATCATACTCCGCTCCCATGTCTTCACCGGTATCAAACTTAGCAACATGCTTTGGATTTAGTAGGTCTACTAGTTCGTAACCTCCATGTTCATCCTGTACATCTACATCTATTTGATTTGCAGCAAGATATTCGGCTGTTACATCTTCTAGTGAATTGAACTCATCATATGACATACCTAAATTATTAAATTCAGGTGTAGATCTTTCTTCTTTCATTTTACCCTTCTCTACCTCTTCTGAAGACATAGAGTCAAGTTCGGCAAGAAGTTCGTCTAGGTCGATTTCTTCTTCATCTTCTTCTGGTTGATCCATCATTGGATCTTCCATTGATTCTTCATCTCCCATTCCTTCGATGTCTCCGGCATCCATGTCTTCCATGTCTGCTTCTGCTCCACCAAGTTCTTGGGCAATAATGTCTCTGATCATATCTTTGAATTCTTCAACAGATAGATCACCGATTTCTTCATCTTCCTCTTCAGGAAGATCTTCCATCTCTTCTTCAGGTTCCACTTCGTCATCTGATTCTACAGAATCATCCTCGGCTTCTTCCATTGCCATATCCTCATCCTCGTGATTCATCTCCTCTACAGTCTCGTCCATTTCTTCTTTGTAAGATCCTTCTTCTACTTCTTCAGATTCTTGTAGCTTGGCTGCAAGTAAGTCTTTCAAATGTGGGGTTAAAGTTTCTTCCAAAGCCTCTTTGGCGTTGGCGATAGCGGCTTCACGAACGGATTTAGCCTCAGCAATAGCCTGCTTTAGTAAATCTTTGTTTGCCATTTTTAAATTTGTTTGATTTGTATTCTACGATTATTGAGCAAATCGTAATAGAATTGAAAAATTTGTTTGATACAGTATAGGACTGTATATTTGTCAATAAATATCTCTATTTTACCAAAAAAGAAACCCCTACTAAAAAAGTAAGGGTCTTAAATTAAACAGTCTCAGGTAGCGCCCGAGGGAAAATAGTTTAAGATCTTTCTCTACAATTGTTAAAATGCCATCTTTTCATATTAGGTTTTTGACCTTCTCTTCCACAGTGAGGACAAGTTGTATTATGATTAAAGACATTGTTTGGATTATTACTCATTGCCTCTGAGAGTGCTTTGATATGAGGTTCAGATTTATTTACTCCTTTTCTTTGTTTAGATAATCTATCTTTAAGTTCTTGAGGAGCTTTCCATCCTTTTCTCTTTTTACTTATTTTATCTCTTGTCTCTTTAGAATGAGATTTACCAAACATGTTATTAAGTTCTCCAAGTTTAGATTTTGACATCTTACTACAGGTCTCTTTAGATAGTGTACCTGATTTATCTTCTGTCTTTGTATACCTCAAGTTTAGTCCGTTATTTACAGTATCAAACTTTTCTTGATAAAATCTTTCCTTTTTATTTAAGTTGGTACACTCCTCTATTATTTCAAATATATGTTTGTCCGGTCCATACTTTATTAGAGATCTATGTAGTTTGGGCTGTTCAGGAGCTCCACTATTTCTATACCCGTTCCACCTTCTTTCAATATTAATAGACTGTCCTATGTAACACTTTCCAGAAGGACTCGTTATTTTGTAAATACCTTTCATATTAATAAATAGTAGGTATCCCAGTAAACAAGTTCAGAGACTACCCTCTTAAAATATCGTTAATGATATTATCAAGTTTTGAATACCTTAATAAAGGGTTTTTGGATTCGCTTAAGGATACAGGGTGCATAAATGCTCCATGTGTTGATGGATTAGAGACAAAATCCCATGCAACTAAATCAAAATCAGGCTGTACTTCTAAAGTACCTTCATTTGTTTGCTGGACCGAACCAGTCCCTCTAGATGAAATACCGATCGTATGTCCGGCTTTGATGATCTCTTTTACGATGTTTCCGGCCGGGGTGTTTAGTAGTTCTACCTTTCCCATAAGGTCGTCTCCCTTCCACCATAAGTCTTTTACAATGTGAGAGGCGTTCTTTA